CGCGAATCTACAGGGCTCACAGGAAACTGTGAGCGAAAACCACCCCGATTGGGGTAAGACCGAAAGGTCTCACCTCTCCGGGGATATTGGCGGGGACTTTTCTACCGCCAGACAGTTTGTGGAGACTTCGTCAGTCCCCATTGTAAATCTGTCTGGACAAACGGTATTTAGTCCTACGGATATCGCCTTCGTGAGTTATCGCGGAGGCTGTATCCCGAACATAGCCGGTAATACCTTCCCTCCAATGGCCACGAGTAGCAATGCTACTCTTGACGTATGGGGGAGTAAGGCAATTGCCGCCTGTGCTCCTGCCAATCAAGTCGGAACGGCTCTAACGACTATAATCGAGCTCTACCGCGAGGGTCTCCCGCATCTTTTGGGGAGCTCCTTGTGGAAGGATAAGGCACTCAAAGCCCGCAATGCGGGTGATGAGTACCTGAACCTTGAGTTCGGCTATAAGCCGCTTGCCAACGACATTGCTCAATTTATGAGTATTGTCGTAAATCTCAATCGTATCTTAAAACAATACGAGCGGGATGCTGGCAAGGTCGTTCGTCGACGTATGAGTTTTCCACCAGAAAGGTCGATCTCTTCTGTTAAGATCGTGAGTGGAGGAGTAATTACTGCTCCTTCTAACTCAGCTCTTCAGAAGAAGTCGCCTTCGGGCGAGACGCATCGTGTTCGAGAAATCATCACGAAGCGGTGGTTTTCAGGAGCGTTCACATATTACATTCCGTCCCAATATCGGGAACGGGATGGAAGTGTGAACCACGCGAAACTCGTAGAACGGTTTCTCGGCCTGGAACTCACCCCAGACGTTGTCTGGGAACTCGCACCGTGGAGCTGGGCCGTTGACTGGTTCACGAATGCAGGTGCGATAATATCGAACCTAACATCGTGGGCCCGCGACGGCCAGGTGTTGAAATACGGGTACATCATGGAACACTTTGTGTGCCGTGATACGTACCTGTACATCGGAGATACAGGATTGTATACTCCGGTGATCCCTTTTCCGATGACTCTGGTTTCAGAGTCTAAAAAAAACGGAGAAGAGCAACACCCTTCGGGTTCGGCTTACTCATGACGAGTTTGACGGACCGTCAGAAGGCCATTGCTGGGGCTCTCGGTTTAAGCCGAGGCCACTAGCAGGATGTGCTGTATCTGCACAACGCCGCAGGAGTCAGAGACCCTGACTCTAGGAGTGATGCCTATGGCATTTTCCGACCCACAGTCGATCACCATCTCGGGTACAACGTCTCCGTTGCCACGCACCAGCGTGGACAACGATGAGTCCGAGTACACGAGTGGTGACGGCCTCATCAAGCTGACGGCTTCGCATTCCTATGGGAAGCGAACCCGACGCTTGCTGAGGGTCGACCATTCCAAGCTTGCCCCGGACCCGTTCCGGCCGGCTGAAAACGTGAAGGTCGGTATGGCGACTTACATCGTCTTCGACCTTCCGCCGGCTGGGTATACGAGTACCGAGGCCTTGGCTGTGTACACAGGCTTCAAAGGCCTGTACACGGCGAGCACGGATGCGCTCGTCACCAAGTTGCTTGGTGGCGAGTCGTAGCGAGGTGCATGATGCAGACGGCTCTGACCCCAAGGGGGAACCTGAGGGTATCAGGGTCGTAAGCACCCCAGCACGCCACCAGGAGCCAGAGTACAATGAACTTAACATCCGCATCAAAGTGTCTTATAAGACGCTTTTGTTTGTGGCTGTTTCGTTTAACGTGCTCTGGCATGTCCTGGATACGCTACAGTCATCATCATTTGTCCAGAGTTTACTGGGCTCATGAGAAGACTGTGGCGAGCTGGTCCTCGCAAGAGGATCACTCCATGGTATCCAGGGAGACCGCTACTCACGCCGGGCCGCAAGGCCCGACGTCCAAGGAGATGGAGATGGCCTCGTGGAATCGGAAGAAGCCATACCTCTCAGAGGAAACTCTGAGGAGTATTGCGCTTGCTTTCGTTCCATGTGACTCTCCGGTCGAACATGTCAGTACCTGGCTAAAAATCGCCGGGATTGACCTGGACGGTCCGGATCTTCATCTCCTGGAACGCCTTCACTGCGAAGATTTAACTCTTCTACAGTGGAGGGTTGATGTAGCGTGCGGCTTCACTGTTAGAGGCCGCCCCTGGAAGTAAATGACATAGGCTATGGATTTGGTTACCCCCGATAGAGGAGGGCCAATGAAAAGCCTGATGTCACTCTGGTCCCGATTAGCTGAGGAATCGGCTAATCGATGCTGCACGAGCGCCACGCATGACATTAATACCGTCATGCGTCGTGTCGAACATGAGGGGTTATCGTTTTTAACGATAACCCTGCCTGAACTTGGAAAAGCTACCCAAAAGTGGCTTGACCAAGGGCGGGCGTCTATCCACCCCTCGTTCTGCTCAGAACGAGGGGGAAGTCTCCCCCGATTTCTCGGAGGTTTCTTCAGACGCGTGTTCGACCGGGATAGTGGCTTGTTGCTCGACGAGCCGTGTATCGACTCAATCCTAGCGATTCGTCAGCTTACGCTGATGTTCGGTAAGATGCAGTACCCTTGCTCCCCTGCAAGGAATGCTGCAGCGATACGCAACTATGTCGAGTGTGAGCACGATGTCCGCCAATGGGAGAGCAATATCTCTGAGAGAGATCTCAGCGACTTTGCTCGTATGTCCCATTTGTTATTCGAGGACTTGTTTACCAAGATAGATAGAGATATCTATTACGGCAACATTGTTCCCCGACATGGTCCAGGGTCAACGGCTGATGGGCTTACTGGAAACAGTAAGTTCAATCAAACCGTCTGGACCAGACGGCTCGCGGAGGTTTTTCCTCCGTATGAGCATCTCATTCCTAACGAGCGGTTTTACCGCGAGTTGGAACGAGTTGACATCGTCGAACCTGGTGCCGAGGTACCCGTTAAGGTTACCTTGGTTCCTAAGACGTTGAAGACTCCTCGAGTGATTGCCATGGAGCCGACCTGCATGCAATATATGCAGCAGGCCGTCCTTGGCAGCTTTCTCGAGCACTTCTATGAGGATGACATCCTCAAGAAGTTTATCGGATTCGATGACCAAGTTCCTAACCAGGAGCTTGCGTCACGAGGTTCGCGTGACAACCGAACCGCAACACTCGATTTGAGTGATGCTTCCGATCGGGTCTCCAATCAGCTCGTTAGGATCATGTTTAGTCGGTGGCCTCATTTGAGTAAGGCCGTCGATGCAACACGTTCCCGACGGGCCGACTTACCTAGCGGTGGATCAATCCGCTTAGCTAAGTTTGCGTCTATGGGTTCAGCACTTTGCTTCCCTGTTGAAGCAATGGTCTTTACGACATTGATCTTCATGGGGATTCAGAGATCGCTCAACACGTCACTTTCTCGGAGGACGATCAAATCGTTCTTCGGGTCGGTGCGTGTCTATGGGGACGATCTAATTGTCCCTGTAGACCATGTGCTGTCCGTTGTGCAGACTCTCTCG